CTTCAAACTTTTAGTGGTGGCAGAGCAAGATGTGCGAGGTCTTGAAGACCGTATGGTTATCGCACAAGCTGCAGCTGTTGCGCTACACGCAAAAGTACAAGAGTTTCTAACTGAAGAAGCTATTGTCACAGAAGAGGAAGCTGAACCAGAAGAGGACTAATATGTCTTTTGTTCAAACTCACATCCCCTGCACTGAGTGTGGGGGTTCTGACTGCGCAGCTATGAACGATGACGGGTCTGTCAAATGTTTTAGCTGCGGAGTTTTTACTCCAAAACCTAAACAGGAAAACAATGTGACTTCTATTACTAACTTTCAGAAGGCACCCATGAACACAAATCACGGAGAGTTTTACCCACTATCTGATAGAAATATCAGCTTACAAACCGCAAAGAAATACAGAGTTCGCTCTGTTAAAGATTCAACAGGCCAGATTGTTGAGCATGTATATCCTTACTATTCTGGCAACGAGCAGATTGGTTCTAAGATTCGCAAGCCCGATAAGAATTTTTTGTGGACAGGAACCAACAAAGGTGCTGGCCTTTTCGGTCAACAGCTTTTTCAATCCGGTGGTAAATACATTACTCTTGTCGAGGGTGAAGTAGATGCCATGTCAGCCTACGAATTGATGGGGTCGCAATGGCCTGTAGTATCTATTCGCAATGGCGCACAGTCAGCAGATCGTGATGTGAAGGATAGCCTAGAGTTTCTAGAATCTTTCGATAATATTATTATTTGTTTTGACAACGACAAGCATGGTCGTGACGCTGCAAAGAAAGTCGCAAAGCTTTTAAGGCCCGGCAAAGCTAAAATTATGGAGCTTCCGGTAGACTACAAAGACGCTAACGACATGTTGCGTGGTGGACAACACAAGTCTTTTGTACATCACTGGTGGAACGCCAAGCTTTATACACCTTCGGGTGTCCTTAATGTTTCAGAAAATGTCGAAAACTATTTGCAACGTACACGCAAAGACTCTATCCCTTTTCCGTGGAAAGGTCTCAATGAAAAGCTTGAAGGCTTACGTGCAGGCGAGTTAGTTACTTTGACGGGCGGCACCGGCCTTGGTAAGTCTAGTGTCACACGAGAACTGGAACACTGGCTAATCAAAAAGACTAAAGATAATGTGGGTGTTATGGCCCTCGAAGAAAACTGGCAGCGTACAATCGACGGTATACTTTCTATTGAAGCCGATGCCCGACTGCACCTCGACAGTGTTCGTAATCTTTTTGATCAAGACGACCTTCGCCAGATACACCACCAAATGTTTGACGGCGACAACAAAGATCGTGTGTGGGTGTATGGTCACCTTGGCATGAACGACCTTGAAAGTGTATTCAGCAAGTTGCGATACATGATCATTGGCTGTGATTGTAAGTGGATAGTTCTTGACCACCTTCATATGCTAGTTCTTTTGTCTGATGATCCCGACGAGCGTAAAGCTATTGACATGATCATGCACAGACTTCGAACTCTCGTAGAAGAGACGGGCTGTGGAATGATTCTTGTTTCACACTTGCGGCGTACACAAGGTGATCGAGGTCACGAGAATGGTATCGAGACAGCACTAAATCATTTACGTGGGTCTCAATCTATTGCGCAACTAAGCGATTGTGTGATAAGCTTAGAGCGTAACCAACAGTCTGACGATCCTATGGTTGCATGTACAACTAAAGTACGTGTACTGAAGTCTAGATACACAGGCGATGTCGGACTTGCAACACACTTGTTTTACGACAAAGAAACCGGACGCTTATCAGAAGTAGATATAGATACTATGATTGATGAGTTTGGAGATGAAATATGACAGCTTATGTCTTTGACATTGAAGCAAATGGTTTGCAGCCAACAAAGATTTTTTGTTTAGTTGCAATGGATACAGAAACCGGAAAGGTCTACGAGTACGGTCCTGACTGTATAGATAAAGGAGTTAAACTTCTACAAAACGCAGACAAACTAATCGGCCATAATATTTTAGGGTATGATATACCTGTGATTAAAAATCTTATGGGTGTCGATCTGGATGATGGCAACATAAAGATTGTAGATACGCTTGTGCTTTCTCGACTGTTCAATCCAACACGAGAAGGCGGCCACGGTCTTGAAGGCTGGGGCTACAGGTTACGTCATCGAAAGATTGAGTACGACAACTTTGAATACTACACGCCTGAGATGTTAAAGTATTGCAAGCAGGACGTGTCTCTCAACTACAAAGTTTATCGTCATCTTTCTCGTGCAGAAGCAAATGGCTTTAGTCCTAGAGCAATAAAACTAGAACACGATGTGTACCGTATTCTTAACGCACAACGTGAAAGAGGATTCAAGCTAGATCAACAACATGCGATGAGTCTTCTGGCAGAACTAAACGAAAAGATTGACAAAGCCGAAAAGCGTGTGCACAAAACATTCAAGCCACGCGAAACATTTATTACTCTGGTCCCAACAATGACCAAGGCAGGTAAGGTTTCTAAAATGGCGCAAGTCAAAGGCGAAACCAAAAAGGTCAGACTGTCTGATGAAGAGTACCAAAAAGCGTGTGAGAATCCGAATGATAATCTTGTTCGTCGTGATTCTGAACCTTTTAACCTTGGCTCTCGCAAACAGATTGGAGAATATCTCGTGGAGTTTGGTTGGAAGCCTACAAAATTTACGCCCACGGGACAGCCAATTGTTGATGAAAAAGTATTATCGCAAATAAAAAATATACCTGAGGCTGCTGTCATCGCTGAGTATTTGATGCTGCAAAAGCGCATTGCTCAGATAAACTCTTGGTTTAAAGAGATGGAAGACGATGGACGCATCCACGGCTTTGTAAATACTAACGGCGCAGTAACAGGGCGCATGACACACAGCAGCCCCAACATGGCACAAGTCCCAAGTACAAGCAGTCCTTACGGCAAAGAGTGTCGAGAATGTTGGACAGTTGAAGATAACTACAGATTAGTCGGTATAGATGCCAGCGGCTTAGAGTTACGCATGTTGGCCCACTATATGGATGATGAGGACTTTACTTATGAACTTCTCAACGGAGATATACACACAGCAAATCAAATGGCTGCAGGGCTTGAATCAAGACCTCAGGCTAAAACTTTCATCTATGCACTCTTATACGGAGCAGGAGATGCAAAGCTTGGGTCAGTGGTTGGAGGAGACGCAAACGATGGTGGACGACTTAGACAATCTTTCTTCGATAATCTCCCTGCATTTAAAGTTCTTAAAGACAGAGTATCAAGAGCGGCTAAAAGAGGTTACCTCAAAGGCCTAGATAAACGTAAACTATTTGTGCGTTCTGAACACGCCGCACTAAATACTTTGTTGCAAGGTGCTGGTGCTATTGTTATGAAGCAAGCACTGGTCAACCTGCAAGAAAGTATCAAGGACTTAGATGCACACTTTGTTGCCAACGTCCACGATGAATGGCAGATAGAAGCGCACAAAGACGTAGCAGATAAAGTAGGTGAGTTAGGTGTTGCCGCAATTGAACAGGCTGGCAAAGACTTTTACTTGAAATGTGAACTAACAGGAGAGTACAATGTTGGAAACAACTGGGCAGACACACACTAAGGAACTATACGTGGCAGAAGCGACTAAACAATGTACAAAGTGCAAAGAAACCCTACCTTTAAATAGTTTTCATAAATACAAGGAAACATTTAGAAGTCATTGTAAAGTTTGTAGAGTCTTAGAAAACATCGAAACCCACAAAAGAAACAATCCAAAAAGGATGTGGGTAGATGGTAAGTATATTCCTATGACACATCCTTTACATAAACCGGGACGCTACAAAGGCTTTGAAGAAGCAGCTTTTAGTTCTTTAGAAAACTACAAGTCTTCAAAAGAAGGTGAAGTATATATTATTACTAATCCTGCGTTCAAAGGATGGGTGAAGGTCGGAATGGCTGTAGATGCAACGGACAGACTAAAAGGTTATCAAACCTCTAGCCCTTTTCGTGATTATGAGCTACAATTCTTTTGTAAAGTAAATGATCGTCGAGCATCAGAGTCTCAAGCACATCAAATACTTGCTGCTAAATTCAACCAACAAGGCGAATGGTTTCAGTGTTCTGTCGAAGAAGCCCGTCAGGTTATTAATCAAGTTAAAGTGGAATCAGAATGAAAACTTTAGACACACTTATTCAGGATATTTATTCTAGCCTCGAAGGTCTTTCATCTGGAGAAGCATTAAATATTTCTGAAGAAGAACTAGACTTAACTCTTTCGCGTATGAAAGAAAGCATACTTGCTTGGTCAAAACCACGAGAAGTTGAGAACAGTTTTAGACTTCGGATGTCTAACATTGGAAGACCTTTACGACAGCTGTGGTACGAAAGCAAAAACACCTCAGACCCTCATGTCGTTAGCGGCTCAACACAAATCAAGTTTCTTTATGGACATATCCTAGAAGAAATAGTTTTGATGTTAGTCCGAATGGCAGGCCATAAAGTTACTTCAGAACAAAAAGAAGTGAACGTAGATGGTATACTGGGCCATATGGACTGCAAGATAGACGGTCAAGTTGTAGACGTTAAAACAGCTTCAAAGTTTTCTTTCAATAAGTTTAAAGATGGCTCACTGGTCAACAACGATCCCTTTGGGTATCTTGCACAGTTGTCTGGGTATGAAACTGCTGAACAAACAAAAGAAGGCGGCTTTCTTGTTATCAACAAAGAGAGTGGCGAGTTATGTTTGTTTCGGCCCGACGACCTAGAGAAGCCAAACGTAAAAGAAAAAATCGAAAAGGTCAAGGCAGCAATTGCCGTTGACACGCCACCTGAAAGGTGCTATGCTCCTATACCTGAAGGTAAAAAAGGTAATATGAAACTACCTTCTGGTTGTGCATACTGTCCGTACAAGTTTGAATGCTACTCAGATGCAAACGACGGTGATGGACTTAGAGCATTTAGATATTCTAACGGTCCCGTATACTTTACTGAAGTTGCGGTAGAGCCAAGAGTTGAAGAGATTCTTTTATGAACAGAAAGAAAATAAAGCAAATCAACAAACAAGTTGGACCTATTCTTGTTGATTGGCTAAAGACATTAGTCTCTGAAGAAGAAGCCAAGAAGATCACTTTAGATAATTACAAAGAACTTCTCCCTGATCAGACGCATGTTTTAGCCAACAGCAAGTTTTTTCTTAGCACCTTTTCTCCACGGTGGGTGCGCAAAAAGCTAAAGGGTTTGGTTGCTCGACAGCCTGAAAGACCTATTAATACATACACTCTAGAAGATATTAAGACTGAGATGCAGACATGGAAAATGATCAACAGGGATTTTTAGTCCCGCTTGAAATAATTATTCTTGGTTTTGCTGCACACTTTACAAGTGGTAATGACGTTAATACTGTAGAAGATGAAGCGCTATACGACCTTCAGGCTGCTCTAGAGTTAGAAATAGAACGCAGAGGAGCAATAGTACATTGAGTAAAGCGCCAAACATTCGAAAAGGATACCGCAAAAAAAGAGTTGTTAGACCCAGAGAAAAGGACGTAACGGTTGGCTACGACTCTCATTGGGAATATAAACTACATTCTGGCCCATTGTCTGAGTGGGACATCCACACAAAAAAGGTTGACTACGTTGTAGAACACACTTATCATGCAGACTTCGTTAAAGAAATAGACGGTAAAACAATACTTCTTGAAGCCAAAGGACGCTTCTGGGATGCGCCTGAATATACCAAATACGTTTGGATAGATAAGTCGCTGCCCGAAAACTACGAGCTAGTCTTTTTGTTTTCTGATCCTAATGCGCCAATGCCTCAAGCAAAAAGACGCACAGACGGAACTAAAAGATCTCACGCAGAGTGGGCAAGCTCAAAAGGATTCAGATGGTTTAGTGAAGAATCGCTGCCAGATGAATGGATCAATCAGGACTATAAAGAAGAAGGACTATGATCGACAGGAAACAAGAACGCTCTAATAAATTTCTTCGCAAGAAAAAGTTTAAGCAAAAAGGAGCGACACCCCCAAAACGAAAGAAACAAAACATTAACTTTAAGGAAGAGTAATGGACTTATATCAACAGTACATCCATAAGTCACGGTACGCTCGTTACCTGCCAGAGGAACAGCGACGTGAAACTTGGGAAGAAACAATAGACAGGTATTTAAACTTTTGGGTAGAGAAGGGCAAACTTACTCTAGAAGACGCTAACGGTATCTTTGCAGACATTCACGACATGAACGTGATGCCCAGCATGAGAGCTTTGATGACTGCTGGTGAAGCACTGGACCGTGACAATGTAGCAGGATTCAATTGCAGTTATTTGCCGATTGACCATCCTAAAGCTTTTGATGAAATGATGTACGTGTTGATGTGCGGCACAGGAGTAGGCTTTAGTGTCGAGCGCCAATACATTAGCAAACTACCGGAGGTAGCAGAAGAATTCCATGACACAGACACCGTTATACATGTCGCCGATAGTAAGATTGGCTGGGCTAAAGCTTACAGGGAACTTGTTAGCCTGCTCTATTCGGGCCAACTTCCAAAGTGGGACGTATCTGGAGTACGACCTGCAGGGGCAGCCCTTAAAACATTCGGCGGTAGAGCAAGTGGTCCAGAACCTCTTGTCGATTTGTTTAAGTTCACCACTGAGATCTTTCGGGAAGCTGCTGGACGCAAACTTAGCTCCATCGAATGTCATGATCTCTGCTGTAAGATTGCACAGATCGTCGTCGTGGGAGGAGTCAGGCGAAGCGCTCTCATCAGTTTATCTAATCTCACTGACGACAGAATCCGAAGAGCTAAGTCAGGCCAATGGTGGCAAGACAATCCTCAGCGAGGACTAGCCAATAACAGCGCATGTTACACAGAGAAACCAGATTTTGAGGCATTTTTAAATGAGTGGAAAAGTTTATACGAGTCAAGGTCTGGGGAACGAGGAATGTTCTCTAGGGTTGCAAGTCAAAAACAAGCTGCAAAAAACGAGCGACGAGATGCTACCTATGACTTTGGAACTAATCCATGCTCCGAAATTATCCTTCGACCCTACCAATTCTGTAATCTATCAGAGGTTGTTGTCAGGTCGTCCGATAGTCTCTCAGACCTCAAACGGAAAGTACGTGTTGCGACTATCCTTGGAACTTTACAAGCTACCCTTACCAACTTTAGATACTTGAGGAAGGTGTGGCAGAACAACACAGAAGAAGAGGCCTTGTTAGGCGTTAGCTTGACAGGTATTATGGATCATCTAACGCTGTCGGGAAGGAGAGATAAGGGTGTACTTAAAACATGGCTCACAGAGTTACGTGAAGAAGCAGTTAAAACTAATGCTGAGTGGGCTAAAAAACTTGGCATTAATCCTTCTACCGCTATTACTGCTGTCAAGCCTAGCGGGACTGTTAGTCAACTTGTTGATAGTGCGAGTGGAATCCACCCTAGATATTCATCTCAATACATTAGACGAGTTCGAGCAGATGCAAGAGACCCACTCTGTACCGTCCTCGAAGCCTCAGGAATACCCGTAGAAGACGACGTTATGTCGCCCAGTACCAAGGTATTTAGTTTCCCGATTAAGTCTCCTGACAAGGCTGTGGTGGCCTCTGAGATGGGTGCTATGGAGCAGTTAGAACTATGGGAAATCTACCAAGACTTTTGGTGCGAACATAAGCCTTCGATGACTTGTTATTATCGTGACGAAGAGTTTCTTGAAGTAGGCCAGTGGCTATATAATAAGTTTGACAAGATTAGTGGTATTTCTTTCTTA